AGTTATTCATGAATATCATCAAATTATACAACCCGCAACAGATTCAGTAAGAGAATTAAAGGTTGTAGTTGATAATGAAACATGGACAGCTTTAGGTGATACGGAAAGAAATCGAATAACAAAATACGATTATGAATTTAAAATAAATGAAAGAAATAGACGAATTAAAATAATTGATAGACAGTATATTGAAAGCATTTTTAAAGAAGCTCAACAAAAACGATATGGAACGTAAAATATGCCTCATGTAGCTGGCCATACTAATTTACCCTTTTGGTTACAAACTGATAGAACTCCTACAACATCACCGATAGAAGAAGCTTCCGGGGCTAGTCTGGCATCACGAATTCCTGGAGATTATCTTATTGAAAAATTGGTTCTTTTGTCACCTAATGTAGATGCAGAAATTGATTTAACACCAACTTTTGATACTATATCTATATTTGAAGATATAAGTAAACCTTATATATTAATGGATTTGTCTATAGTGGAATCATATGGACTAAGAGAATTGATTCCTCTTATTGGTGAAGAATTTATTGAACTTGTGGCATCTACTGCTGGTGTAGTTGCTGGAGAGGGTTCTCCAACAAATAGCCTCTTTGATGGTGTTATTCAGAAAGTTTTTAGAGTGACATCAATGTCACCTATAGTATCAACATCTGAAAGAGTTAAAAATTATGTTTTACATTGTGTTTCTGTAGAAGCAGTTATTAATGAAAAAACTAGAATAAGTAGAGGATATGTAAAATCATCTATTGATAAAGTTGTGATGGACATCTATGAAAAAGAATTTGTTAAACCATTAATGAATGAATATAGTAGTTATGTTGGATTGAGTAAGGTTAAACCATTAGTTATTGAACCAACTGAAGGTACTCATGATATTACATTTCCTTTTAAAAAACCATTTGATATCTTTGATGATTTAGCAGAAAAGGCTTTATCTCTTAATGAACCGGAAGAGGAAGACATACCTTTTACAACCGCTTCGGATTCCGTACCACCAGCAGAACAAACAGGTGGTGCATTGTATATGTTTTATGAAACATTATCTAGTTTTAGATTTGAAAGTTTAGAATCAGTTTTTAAACGTGAACCTAAGCGACATATATATGCAAAGCCTACTCCAATGTTAACTCCGGAAGATCTCCTGAACGGTTTTAGTAATGCAATAGATTATGAAATTGATGGGCTCTTTGATATTGTTGATAACTTACGTGCCGGAATGTATGCTTCAAAATTAATAACTCATGATATGACACGCATGCGATATGATATTACAGGTTATAGTTATATTCTTAGAGATGATACCCCTTTTTCAGCTCCGGAGCCTTCAACAGGCGTAGAAACTGAAACAACAGTCGGCGGCACAGAACCGGAAGCTTCAAAAAAGAAATTACCAGATTTAACTTTATCACTGGCTAGACCTGGTGCGTCTGGTAAATTATGTACAAATAAAAATGATCTTTTACATGATAATGATAATGGTGAACGCTGTAAAATAAAATTTATGGCAACTGATTTAAATCATGGTTATTTTTTTGAAGCAAATAGAAAAGCTGCTGGCGGCGGAAGAGAAAAAGGAATAAAAGAAAGTAGTCTTGAAAGAAGAGTACAATTAAGAGATTCACAATTACAACAATTAGATAATATTAAAGTTACACTTAGAATGTATGGTGATTCATCTTTAAGGGTTGGAGAAATCATAAACTTTTATGCTCCTTCTCAAACTTTGCAAGAAGGAAAAGATCAAGAAGAGGATGTATTTTTAAGTGGTAAATATATTATAACAAAAATTAGACATGTTATTAATGCTGAAAGTTATATGATGCATGTTCAATGTAGAAAAGATGCTTGGTATTCTGATTTACCAGCATGGGATCAAGCACTTAGTGCATCCCGGAAATTAGACGGCACCAGTAAGGCTGAAGCAGCCAATAAAATGCTTGGCGTTAAAGATGCGCAGATAACGACAGATGCAACCAGCGCATCCGATACAATTACGCCCGGCGGTAGTGGGCGGTGAAACCATATGACACATAGTATAAGGATTGAAAGATAATGGAAACTGACTTTATGGGAAAAGCTGGCTTTGTTTGGGCCATCGGTGTTGTTGAGGATAGAAATGATCCTTTGTATCTAGGAAGATGCAAAGTAAGGTACTTAGGCTGGCATACTAGAGATAAACAAGAATTGCCAACATCAGTATTACCTTGGTCATTTCCTTTAATGCCAATAACATCTGCTTCACAAACACAGGTTGGTACAAGTCCTACTGGTCCTGTTCCAGGAACTTGGGTTTTATCTTTTTTTAAAGACGGTGAAGATGCCAATGATCCAATTATGTTAGGAACATTGCCTGGTCGACCTGATAGAGCATGTGATCCACGTGATGGTTTTAATGATCCTCGAACTTGGCAACCTAAACCATTTCAAATAGATGACAACGGTGCAATTATTGAAGGTTCAGTTGAATTTAAAGACGTGCCCCAATTTCCATTAAAACTGAACCGAGTTAGAGATAAGGGCGTTGAAATTACAGAACGTACTGATGATCCTGATAAACATGAAGATAAAAATATTTGGGATTTTTCTTATAACTTTCCTAATATAAGATTTTTAAATGAACCCACTACTCCTAGATTGGCTAGGGGCATAGCGGATATGTCTGCTAAAATTTTTAATAGAGTAAGACCTGGTCCTGGACCCGCATCTATAATGGTTGAAGGCGGAGCAGAGTCCCCTTTACAAAATAGAAGAGATGTAAAGATGGGCAAATTTGGTATTAGAGCAAGTGATTATGCCAGTAGACCAACTTTCATGGAACCACAGTCTGCATATGCTGCACAGTATCCCTATAATCATGTTCATCAGACTGAAAGTGGGCATGTTATAGAAATGGATGATACTCCAACTGCGGAAAGATTGTCTTGGACACATAGATCAGGCGCCTACCGAGAAATGGGACCAACAGGTGATGTTGTAGATAAAGCAACCAGAGATGCATGGTCCTGTGTTTTGAGAAACTCATATGAACAAATAGGTGGTAATAAATTTTCTTCGATAGATTATGGATATGAATTAGCTGTTGCTGCTACAGGAGGAAAAGAAGATTATTGGCTTAGGGTATGCGGTACCGGCGATGTTCATTTAGAGGCCGAAGAAGGCAATATTGAAATGTATACTAAAAACGGCGTAACTTTTATAAATGCGAAGCGAATTGAATTTAATGCTAAAGAATATATTAAAATGGCTGCTCCGAGAATCCAACAAACAAAATTTCCACGGAACAATCCAAGTTTAAATGCATCAGAAGAGGGAGAGAAATCAGGACAGGAAGTTGAGGTAGCAGGAAATCAATCGGAAAATGTTGGCGGTGCAAAAACAGTAAATGCTGGTCAAATTGGAATGAATACAATGGGACCTTTTACTACATCATGTCAAAGTGAATCAAAGAATATTTCTCATAGTTCAGAAACAACAGTTATGGGATTAAATATTCTTTTAGGTCAAGGCTCAGCCGGCTGGAGCACTCAAGTTCAAAATGGAATTATTAATTTAAGAAGTGCAGATGCCAAAGCTGGAACAGGTGGAATTTTACTTCATGTAAATGAATTACCAGTTTCGAGTCCGGGAGCAGCAACGTCATCAGCGGTTGGTTATTTGTCTATTTTACCTACTGATCCAATCTCGACAGATATTGAATTATGTTCGACATTTGGTAACATTTCTATGAAAAATAATTTCGGTGAAATAACATTAGGCGAAGCTCCTATGGGATCTGGAGCAAATATAACTCTAGAGTCAAATGGTATGGGCGGAGAGTTATTAATTAAAACACAAATGGCAGAACTAAGTTTTGATAAAACGGGTAAGATTAGTCTCAAAAATGAGGTAACTTCTTTAACGAATATCGTAAAATTTCTTTTTAAAACTCTCTTGGACCACGATCATGCACATGTGGATACTACTCCAGGAGGACCAATACAGGGCATCACATTACCAAATGCGCCGCAACCTTGGTATCCAGACGCACTTAAAGAACAAGCAACGTTAGAAGGCTTTTTCGCAGCATAACTGAAAAAATAATATGACAAAAGAACCACAGTGGCAAAAAACAGAATCATTAGTTCCTCATCCAAAACTAGTAGAATTAATGTCTAAGTTAAAACAATTAAGTGATCTCGAGACTAAAGTGATGACAGAAATTAAAATTGCGCTAGAAGATAAAGTGAAGAAAGGGGAAGATGGCACAAGCTGATCTTTGGGCTTCGACAAATTTAGGGGATTTAGGTCCTTTAAAACCCTTTTTTGAGGCGGCAGCAAAAGGTCTCCAACTTCATAAGGAGAACGCGGCATTTATTAAGTCAATTTATGAAATTAATAAGGCAATGTTATTTGCTAAGGTGGATCCATTATTTGCAGCATTAGATAAACTTTTAGAAGAAATTTTAAAACTATTAGATGATCTTAGAGGTTTAGGATTTTATTATTTACCTGTTCATTCAAAATCAATTGGTACATCGAATCAAATACAAAGAAATCCTGTTACAGGTGGATTATTGATCGGAGGTGAATATTATGCAAAAGCAGCCGAAAAGAGTCCAGGAGAATATATAAAAGCTGATCTTTTAGCTGGGGATATTCCGGCAACGGATGCGGAATCAGGTGAACAAATATATGTAAAAGATACAGCTTGGGAGGATCCACTTAATGCTAAAGATGCAGATGGTAACCCTAAAGAAGTTGATTTAACTGTAGAGAATGTCTTTGTATATGCTAACGAGAAGTTAGGTTTAACACAATTAACTCCAGGTGGTATTTTACAAACAATTGATAGATCTTTTGACGATAAAAATGATGTCCCTAAAGGTAATACAGCTTTTACAACCGATACAACACAATTATTGTCAGAAGATTATTATCTGTCAGGGCGACCAATATTTTCAAATTCTGCAACGGTAGGTGGAATTATTGTTATAATAGGGGCCCCTTCCTTTGATGTTTTTGCAGGTATTTTACAAACATTTAATAAATTTATTGACTTAGAAAGTTTCAATACTTTACTGAAAGATGTACAAAAAATATTAAATCCACCGGAAACACATACAATAAAAGTATCTTGGGTAAGTACTAAAACTATTACTGCTTCTTCTGTAAATTTAAATACCCCACCAGCACCAGATACTTCGACTGCAGTAAAAACTTATGTGGAACAAGATGATACTATGGGCCAATTTGATATTATGGACCCTAAAGAAACAGAAAAAGTTCTGAAAGCAAATGTGGGCGAAGCAGTAGCTAGAGTCACTAAAGTTATATCGACTGACAAAATGGTAATTGAAGATAGAGAAACAGTAGGCCATAAAGCAGATACCCATAATACCCCTTTAACAGAATCACAGGTTAAAAGGAATCATCAAGAAATAAAAATAGATAGAAATTTGGTTCCTTATCAAAACCAAGAATTAGAAATTGCATACCTTTCACCTGGTCAAGAATTTAAAAAAGGTGATATTGTTTATGAAGCGCTACCTGCTACTTCATCAGCAGGAACCAGTGATAAACATAACAATCCAATAGATGATCCAACAAGTGCCAAAGGTAATCCAGGTGGACAGGATAAGGAATATGTTCAAATCACTGAGGGTGAACTTATAGTCGGGAAAGTAGTAGATGAATTCTATTCAGATGCTTTACCTGAAAAACCAGATTGGAGAGGTAAAAGATTAGAAGAATTGATTCCACCTTTAGGAGCAATTTTAGATACTACTGAAACACATGTAAGAAGTATATTCGCAACTATTAAAAGCTACCAAAAAACTCTTGATCCTATTATAAAATGGTTAGATGGTAAGATGGATGAACTTCAAGCATTCAGTAAAGAAATTGAAGAAATATTAGAATTATTTGCTGTAGGTATTCCCGCAACTGGATTATATACATTATACTTAGCACCCCGATTAGGAGGAACAGCAAATTTTAGAGAGAGATTGTTATCCGCAGGAGGACCTGATAAGCCACCTGAGAATTTAAAATTTTGTGCCGGCGTTTGTTTTTTAGGTGGTGGACCAACAGGAGGACCATTAATTAAATCTATTGAAGCTTTGGCATTGGTAATTGGTTTACGACAAGAAACAGCAGAGGAAGCAAAGCGAACAGAAAAGCTTACAGCATTAGCAACTCCGGTTTTTGATGAAACAAAAACATATATGGCCGGCGATAAAATTTATTATAAAGGTGTTAATTATACCTGTTTAGTTAATTATACATCGGGTGAACTTCCTATAATAAAAAATCTGGATGATGAAGATGTGATTAATGAAGCATTTTGGAAAGGAGAAGGAGAAGCTGGAGGAGAAGATGAAGAAGTTATAATTGGGGATCCTAGAACTCCTGAAGAAATTAGAAAAGCTAAAATAGATTTTTTGAAAGATACTAAAAAGGCTTTAGGTGATATTTTAGTTAAATTAAATGGTGCTTCACCTGGTGCAGCGAGTTTAAGAAAGAAGATTATGGATGTTCCTCTTTATGGAGCAATGGATCCATTGGAATCGCCACCAGCGTTTATTACACATGGTGCAAATAAAGCTACTTATGATGGTCTTGTAGAGCTAAGAGATGTAGATATAGAAGAATTAGATTTGTTAGTTCTAAGAATCAAAGAAATGTTGATTACAATAGAAATTACAATGATTCAAGAGACACCAGATGTAGACACAGAACCTGGTAGTTTGAGATCAAAAGGTAAATCGTTACTTATTTTAAAAGGTGAATTTATAGATGAAGTTGATGATTTTGAAGGTGGACAAAGAAGAGTTAAACCAAATACAACTATTACTGTTCTGTCTCTTCTCAATCCAGCTTCTGGTCAAACAAGATCTGTAGAATATATGGCAAATACAACAGTGGCTATTCTTGATCGAGCATTTGAACCAGATATAGAAGAAGCACTACCTTATGATGTAACTTTAAGTGATAATAATGAAACTGAATATAAGTATAAGCCTGAAAATAGAGCAAATACTTCACATTATTATCACCCAGGATATAGATTACGTGAATTTGCAGCCAAGGCAAATACTATTTCAACTTATTCAGAAGTTGAAGTAAATGGTAATTATAAAGATATACCTAATCATGAAGGGGGATCACGGTTCGGTACAGCGTTCGAAGGGAAACCACGGAATGTTAATGAATATCCGCTTGGTACTATTATAGAAATAAATGGAACTGTCCCACTATCAGAAGGATTTATTGGCGGAGGCGGAGTAGAAATATTATTAGAAGAACAAGAATCTGTAGCAGAAACTTGGAATGCTATTGGTGTTTCACAAGATGATCTTTTAATTGTAACCCTTGATACAGGAACGTTTACTAAGTATATTCAGGAAGTTATTGATGATACACATATAGCAATTGATTCTGCTATTCAAGCAGGAGGTGACTCCCCGTATCAAGTCTTGTTATATCACGATGAATGGGATTTTGAGTTATCAATTGGCAAAAAACAAGTTAAGGCACAAGAAGATAAGATACAGGATAGTAGAAATAAATTTCTTGATTATTTGGCTGATATTAATGCTCAGGCGGATGAGGTTTATGATCACCTGGACAAATTGTCTAATGAGGGTTGGTAATATAAATAGATTGAATAAGGAACATCTATGGCACAAACACGATACACAGAAATAGAGTATGATGAAAATACCGGACAAACTATCTATTCTGATGTTGATATATCCTTTAAAGCCCATCCTGTAACAGGGGATATTATTAAAACAAAGAACGCAACTGTGATAAAACAGTCTATGCGTCAGATACTGCAGACAAGATCAAATGAAAGATTAGGTCATCCGGAAATTGGGGCAGGTGTTCAAGAATTATTATTTGAACCAATAAATCAATTAACAGAAAATAGACTCGTTAGAAAAATTGCAGACTCTTTAAGAATGCTAGAACCTCGTTGTACAATAAGGGATATAATTGTAATGGGTGAGCCAGATAGAAATACTTATAAAATAAAAATTATTTTTACGATGTTAGGGCAACAAACTGACGAAACTTTCGAAACTTTTTTGTATAGGTAAGGAATGGCAACAGATGTAGCGAAATTAAATGTTTCAGAACTGGACATGCCGGCTATCAAATCCAATATGATAGCCTTTTTAAAAAGTCAAAGTGAATTTGCAAATTTTGACTTTGCAGGCTCAGGATTGGACGTAATAATGGATATGCTAGCATATAATACTTATTATAATTCATTTTATTTAAACATGTTAGCAAATGAAATGTTTTTAGATACTGCGGAGCTTAGAAATTCTGTTGTGCAAAAAGCTAAACAGATGGGCTATACGCCTCGTTCTGTTCAAGGAACAAAAGCAATAGTAACATTGCAAATAACTCCTAGTGATCAAGCAACTACAATGGTTGTAGAAAAAGATAAAAGATTTTCTGCTACTATAGATCAGAACAAATATATTTTTACTACTGCAAATTCGTATAATGCTATAATTGGAGCCGATGGAAGATTCACTGTCACTGATGTGCAATTAAATCAAGGCATAAGATTAACTCACAAATATGCAGTTGATTATTCTAACAAAGAACAAAAATTTCTTTTACCTAATCCGCAGACTGATGTTACAACATTAGAGGTTACCGTAAAAGCTTCGCCGACTGCTACAGTTATAGATACCTATTCACTAGTGTCAGATACAGCTAAAGTAACAGCAACATCTAAAGTATATTTCTTATATGAAGAATTTGATGGTAGATTCGAAGTACAATTTGGTGATAATAAAGTAGGTTATAGACCAGCAGATGGAAGTCAAGTTATTTTAACATCAAATATTTCTGATGGAGATCTTACAAATTCAGCTGGTGTGTTTCAGGCTATTGATACAATAGGAGGATATGCAGAAGTTTCTGTAGTAACTACAACTGCTGGTTATGGTGGTGCTGTAAGAGAATCAATAGAAGAAATAAAATATGGTGCTCCTAAATTATATGAAACTCAAAATAGAGCAGTTACATTAAATGATTATAAAAGAATTGTAGAAAAAGAGTGGGTTAACGCAGAATCGGTAACATGTTGGGGTGGAGAACAAAATGATCCGCCAAGATATGGAAAAGCTTATATTGCAGTAAAACCCAAGAGTGGATTATACCTAACATCAAAAGATAAAAATGCAATTAAAAATGATATTTTATTAAGAAAAAATATGGTTTCGGTAACACCAGAGATTGTTGCTCCTGATTATCTTTATCTAAAAATTACTTCAGATGTTAGATATGACCCAAATAAAACTATTCAATCTGCAGATCAAATAGGAGCAAATATTGTTAATGTGGCTCTAAATTATAATCAAAATGAATTAGGAAAATTTGATTTAAGATTTAGGTATTCACGATTAACTACTTTAATTGATAATACAGATCCAGCTATTTTAAATAACCAAACAACTGTTCTTTTATTTAAGAGATTAGTAGTAGAGTTAGCACAAGCTTTCAACTATGCACAAAATTTTTCTAATCAATTAAAATATCCATATGTTGGTTATAAAGGAACATTGACTTCTTCAAAATTTCAATATATTAATGAAGCAACTGAGGTTACAGAAACAGGTTGTACATTAGCCGATAAAGATGGTATTATTCAAGTTGTAAAAGAAGCCGCCGGTGAAACCGCAGTTATTAATTCCAATGTTGGAACGTTAGATTATACTACAGGTAAGATGACTTTGGTATCATTTAAACCTATAACAGTTGAGGCTGTTGTAAATAATAATACAATTGAAATATATGTACAAACTAATGTATTGGATATAACACCTATAAGAGAACAAGTTATTATAGTTGAAAAGAAAGATATCCAAGTTAATATGATGTCTGATACCACATTAAGTACAGGTGATTTCCAAATGGCAACATCTGATGAAACCCCCGCGCAGGTAATTTTTGGAGCTAATACTGCATAATGGCTGATAATAGAATATCTGAAATAATACAAAATCAATTACCAGCTTTCTTTACTGAAGAAGGCAGTAACCTCCCTGTCTTCATGACAAAGTATTTTGAATTTTTAGAATCTTATCAAATAGAATATACTGATTTAGAATTAGACGAATATAATATTGTACAAGAAGATGACGATGGTGCATATTTTGTTCGAGGTACTGCTATAGATCAAAGAGAACTTGTTTATGAACCCTCAGATGGTGCAGAGTCAACTGATGCTGGTTTGCAATTTGGTCACTTCTTTCCTGTTTATGGAAATAAGGCGCCTGCTATAGCCGCTTCTGATGATGGTGTAATTTATGAATTGGAATTAGAAGAGCTAAGGGGTAATGTATTTTATATGCCGAGAAAAGGTGGAGCAAATGGTGGTAACTATGGTATAGCAATAAAAGATCCTCCTACCGCTGCATATACTGCATATACAGCCGCTTCCAGAATTGTAAAGGAAGATTCACCAGAAGATGGGAAAGCTAATACAGAAATTATAGTTGAATCGGAAAGAGGGGAAGATGCTACATTTGCTATTGGTGAAATAATTGTAGGTGCCACATCCGGTGCTCAACTTATAGTAACTGGTTATCAAAGAAAAAACGAACCTGCCGGTAAATTTTTAGAAACAGCAAATACTGCATCTCCAAAATATAATTTAGATCCACATTTATTATTCGCACGACCTATTAATGGAAGAGTCTTGATACACGGAGAATCTATTAGAGGTAAATTGACACGTGCAAAAGCTTCAGTAGGCGAAACGGATATAGATTTATTGAGAAATCCTCTTCGAGGTGCTGCCGATATAGATTTAATGACCGATGTTGATGCAGCTGATAACTACATGTTACAACAATTTAGAGAAGATTTCCTATCAAATATTCCTTTCGATGCAATTGGGGATTTAAGACAAGCAATTAAAACAGCAAGGGATATCTATAGAAGTAGAGGTACAGAAGATTCTTTTCTTTGGTTATGGAGAACAGTATATGGTTCTGATCAATTAAGTTTTATATATCCAAAAGAAAGATTGTTAAGACCTTCTGATGGCGACTGGAGTTCATCGCA